GTGAAAACAAAGCAGCAAATTACAAACCAGATTTTTCTAAATCAGTGATATATTTTGAGGCTGGAGAGGAAGATTTTGAGAAATATGAGAAATATTTTGAACATGTTGTTGATGTATGTGTAGATCCAAAAACCAATACTGTTATATTTTCAGGTAAGAATCACGAACAGTCATTGGCAGTAGCTCGTAAAGTACAATCTGGTTATAAAAATAAAAAGAAGATAAAGGTATCTGGTTATATCTTATATGATGAATTAATATCAAGATTGAATATTATAATTAAACCAGTAAAAAAACAATCTAAAAAATAAATTTATTTTCTAAAATTTCTAGTAAAACCTTCTCTAAACAGGTAATCTTTACCTAAATTTCTACGCATACTCTTCCAGAAAGGATCTACCTTTGTAGTACCTCCTGCTCTTCTGAAATCACGAAGTTTCTCTCTAATTCTGCCATGACATTCAAAACACAATCTAGCGTTAATTTGTTTTATATCCCATGAATACTTTCCACAGAACATACACAAGTCCCATCCTTTATCTGCTAACGTTACAAGTGTGAATTCTGGACCTCTATTTCTTCTACAGTGGGCACAGACGTTAAACATTGTTGCTGAAACTGCTTTTTTCTTCTCACAATTCCAACAGAATCCTTCTTTATGATTATTAACATGTTTCTGTTCATCTTTCTGATGCATATCCCATATTTTGTTACCTGCGGCAGTTCCACCTGTATTTACGTCTAACTTATCAGCCATTCTGTTCCTGCCATGCGTCGAATGCGCCTCCTATTTCCTGACTAACTATTGCTTCTATAGCATCAGCAGGTATATCTGTTACTTTCTTCATGCTTTCTACTATTGATTTTGGATCTTTAGAGTGTAGCCCCTGCATTAGACATTGCCTAACCATATCAAAATTATCTGGTGTTATATATTCATAAGGATCTTTCTTCTTATTTTTCATTCTGTTTCTTCTCCCAGCCTCTGTATGCCTCATCCACTTCACATTTTAAACATTTTTCGAAGAAGCTTTTCTTACCACACATAGAACATGTATTTAGTTCTCTCAAGTGATCATCTCCACTGAATGATTTTTTCAATCCTTTGATAAAATTATCCCAGATCATAATATATCTAATGTGTTAGTTACGTTTAAATGTTACCTTTAATCATAGTCAATTGCGGATCTGATTTGATTGCTATTATATCTTCTGCTAATATCATACCTGATACCTTTGGTCTGTTTGGATCTGCTAGTATATGTCCCTTGAATTTTGCATCTGCTTTGATATTTGTGCTTGTGATAGATTCCCCAATCTGATTGCCTGTATGATCTACAAATTCTATATACCAATGATCTTTTCTGATATCAAATCGTAATCTTACTTTGTAAGTATTTTCAGGTATTTCTACATTTCCTTTAATGTCACCTATTCTACCTTTGCCGTTACCTTCAATAAATACATGACCTTTGTTTATTTCTTTCGCATCCTTTATACTGTCCTTTGCAAATGTAAACCGTCCGTGATGGATTCCGTCAAACCATGATCTAGATCCGATAGGTGCGGTTGATGTAATATCTAATGGATATTCTGAAAGTTGACTTGTGAATTCTCCCATCTTTTGTCCAGATTTTAATGTCTCTAACCACCATCTATGATTGTTAGGATCTCTTGCGTTTGAATATACAAAACCTAATTGACATACATCCCAATCCATTTCCATTGGTAGTACTGATCTTTCTGTTATTAATTTTTCAATCTCATTCTGTTTAAGAGTGCTTCCTCTTGGCCTTACGCCTTTAAGATTCCATATAATTGATGATTGAAATTTAGGTGTCCCGTTTTCTGAACCTTCATATGGATTGACTCTGATTTGTGGATTAAGTTCAAACACCATATCATATCCAAGTTCGGTTCTTACCACTAGTGTTTTTATATCTGATTTAAATCTAATTGAACGATACACGTCATCGTTTGGTCCTGGTGGTTTCTGAGATGCAGTTGTTTGTTTAGATTTTTTAGTGTTTCTACTCTTGGCCATACATAATATATACGTTCATCCTATATATAATTGTTATTATCTTTATATATATTAGCACTAGTATTCATCTTTCATGAACTCTTTACCCATATTCTTTTCAATCAAATGTTTGGTAAGATTTTTTCCGTCTGGTAGAATTACTTCTGCAATATATCTGCCAAATTTTCCTTTTTTGTAAACTCTAATTTTTACCTTTTTTCCAAGTATTAATTTTTTTACATAATCCCTAACTTTATAGCCATTTTCTTTTTCTGGTCCTCTTACCTCTGGTGTATTTATTCCTGCCAATCTTAACTTTTCTTTGACTGTGATTGAAAAACCAAGATCAACTAAAAATGTCATAGTATCTCCGTCGTAGACGTCAATTATTTCTGCATTATATTCATACATCAATATCTGATGTCTCTTCTTCGTCCCCTAATTCATCATCAAATGTTTTTTTCACTTCTTCTTCTATTCTAGGACTCATATCTGGCATTCCTTCCTGTCTCATTATGTATTTTGTTTTGCCTGATTTCTTTTTTCTTTGTACTGTTTCTGCTAATCCTGGTGATAATTCATCCTCTTCAACTGTTGTTGGGAAATAAATGGTTCCGGATTTTTTGTATTCCTTCTCCCATGTCTTTACGATATTTCTAGCTTCATCTACTGATAGGTCAGTCTCTTTTGTTATTTTCCTAACCCAAAAATCTTCTGTGTGTCCTATGGATTTCTGTGATGCGTTGAATGCTCCGGATCTTTGCTTTCCTCCTGCTGTTGGACTGCCTTGTCCTTGACCGCCAGGATCACTTGGGCGCTTGTTCATAGGACCTCCTTGTTTGGAACCTGCAGTTCGTTCACCGTTACCTGTTGTAGAGTTTCCTCTTCCTTGCTTCTGTCCACCAGGCTCTGCTTGTTGTGGTAACATTCCAAGTTCTGCTGCTTGTTCTTGTGCAACCATTTCAGGCAACATGACTTGTTCAAACGTTGGTTCTTTTCCGACAACCCATTCTCCTGTGTGTGTTCTCTTAACATCGAATCCCATTTGTTGTAATGTTGCGTTGTTCTGAATCTCTTGTGCTTCTATTTCGAGATCTCTGAGTTGATCTGCTTCTTCACCTTCTCTAAGTTTTAAACTCCAATCAGTTACTTGTAATTCTTTTGCCAACCTGTCAAATATATGTGTTTTTAAGAAATCTTGTGACCATTTGATATGTCTGTTAGTAATAGTTACTTGCATGCCTTCGTTAGCCCATCCTGATGGAAGTTCTCCAAAGTATAATGGCAATACTCCATATGCTGCACCTATAATCTGTCTTAATTCTCTTCTAATATCTATAAATTGTAATTCTTTTAGTGACCCCGTGAAATCAATCCACTGTGCCATCTGTCTTCCGCCTTTATCTGATTCTACCAACAAAGGATGTACCATATAAGGATCTTCAGTTGCTCTTTGCTCCAAAGTACTCCATGATTTTCTAAAAGTCTCATAGTTTCTTGATGCGATGACCAAAAGTCCTCTTGGTGGTCGCATTTTGTCAAAGTATTTTCTAATATACTCATCCATATGAGATAATGACATTACTTTACTCCATAAAGCATAAATTGGTGAAAATCCGTAAATTAATCCTGGTTTATATTTTCCTGCAACCCAAATAACCTCTCCTTGTGCATAAATTACTCTTTTTGGTTGAGGTACTCCTACAGAATACACTGATGAAACTTCTAACAGTGCTTTTAATGCTTCCGCACCGCACCTATCACAGTGTGGTTTGGAGAGCCTTTTATCTCTATGTTCAAATCGTGGACAAACATACACAGCGTTTCTTTTATCGTCAAAACCTACTCTGCCGTCTGAATCTGCGATGATTGCAACTTGGGGAGGATCTATTCTTATCAATTCTTTAATCTTAGTCTTCATTGGATCAATCTTACCAGTAGTATCATTAATGTAATAGTTCTTTAATAGTAATAAATAGGCATTATCAGCGACTTCCAGGTCTCTTTCGATCATTCTGCCGACATCTTCCATGGTTTGGTCGTTATTATTGACAAAATCTGTAAAAAGTTTCTGTAAAATTTTACGATTTTCTGGTTTTGGACGAGAAATATCTTCAGAAAAACATTCATCACATTGTGGTGGTGAATCGTCTTCTTTTGGGCCTGGTACTGAGGCTTTTTTTAGTATTTTTGAAGCATGACTAGCAGGTGCCTTGTCTGTATCAGGGTCTGATGGAGCACCTTCCTTTCGATCAAAGGCATCAGTTGCTGATGGTTTGCCGTCAAACTCTTTTCCACAGTTATTACACTTGTATTTGTACTTTTCAACTACCTCGAAACCGTTTTTAAACATCTCTCTGTTGATTGTTTCAATAGAAATCCTCAAAGCATCCACGTTATCAGATAATTCGTAGATCATTATAAGTGGGAAAGGGAAAATTGGTAGTTTTGCTCCTGTATCGGTTGCCATATATGGCTGCATGATGGCTGGTCTAGACGTAGTTTCTGTATATCCCTTGTCAACTGACGTTAAAGCTTTATATGCATTGGTAAACCTATCTTTAAAGCCCATATATATTAGTGTCTGTTCGCTTATTTAAAGTATGCGGAAAATTTTTTTATTTTTGCGAAAATTTTTGTTTTTTTTGGAAAATTTTTGGTTGACTAGATGACGTATCGACGTTCTTTCTAGTCTTGTGGCTTAAGAGGGTTACCGTCAACCCATACCCGTTGCGCGCTCATGGTGGTATTCCCTGACAGCCACCCCTATATAGGCTAACATCTAATATAAACTTATCTGATTAGCAACAACATTGACAGTCGTCACATTCACAATTTTTGTGATCTGTACAATCACAGTTATCACAATCACAAGAATTAATTTCTTTAGTTACACATTGATCATTTTGCATATACTATATATTAATAAATGATATATAAAGATAATGTTAAATGTTATTAACACCATCTGGATTTAACTGCTTGTCTTTTCCTTTTTACTTTCTTTGTATAGTATTTTTCTTTTGCTTTTCTGATAGCGACCTTTCCTTTTTCAGTTTCTGCATACCTTTTATTCTGTTGTGCTTTTGTTAGAGGTACAAAGTCTGGATCTCTTGGATTCATTCCCAACTTGTCCTTTCTGTATTTTGATGATGCCTTGTTATGTGCTATTCTTCTTTTTTCTTTTAGGATAGGCTCCATTGCAAACTTGTACATACAGACGAACATATCTCGTACAATAAATTCATTATATTCGCTTATGATATTATCCCTTCTGGTTTTAGTATCGTAGAAAAATTCAGCTATATCCTCTTTCTTTAAACCCATTTCATTGGAAATTAATTTTACAAGGATATTGTCTAGTCTTTTCAATTCTGATCTTCTAGCCAGATCATTTTTATTTAGATTATATCTTATCATATATTATATATGGTTAACAGGTAATATATAGCTATCTTACTTTCACTATACTACAAAATCGTTTGTTCCCTAAACTTACTAACTATCACTAATCACTCTATCTACACTATACTAATATTCGTATAGAGCGGATAGTGTGATAGGTGATAATCACCTAAGCTATAGCTTTGTAAAAAATGTAGTATAGAGAATGTGTGATATTATATTGTGTCTTTAAGTTTTTCTTCTTTCTTTTTGGTCTTCTTCACAGTAAACAAACCGTCAGTGTTTAGTTCGCATGAATCTCCGCATCCGCAACCCATAGTATCAATAGTATGTTCCAGGTATTTAAATATGACTACCAATCACATTTTACGAGTATGTTATGTATAAAGTCACATTGTTTTGGCATCAAGACAGGTGTTTGGCCACCCCATCCGTCTTCACCATATATCTTTGCCATCATTATTAGTTCAGGTTCTTGTATATGAATAAGACCAGATTCACTGTTCAAAGCAGGATACATCATTGAACGATCTGTTCCAAATTCATTTTGACTTAACGGATTTGATATGTTGTAATGTAATAGTCCGAACGCATGGCCTAATTCATGTTGCAATATTGCCTGTATAACAGTTAATGACATTGGTTTTAGGTCCCTTGTTGTAGTTCCGTCTTGATTGAAAGTTATACTGTTAGGAACTGTCTCATATGTGTGAACGACTACAATCATATGTTTGTGTGAAGACTTTGAAAAGTCAGGGACTGCATAGCCTAGTCTGTTGCCGTCTGATATCGGTTCAAATAAAATCATGATATTACAATGAGGATAATCATAACGATCTGCATTTACATGTTCTTCCCATGGCACGGTAGGATGTATCTTTATCTCCCAATTGCCTTGAGGGTACTTGTATGACAATGCGTCTACCCACATATCAACCGATACCCTGGTTATTACTTCAAAATTATACTTTCTATCCGCTTCTAACTCTGGATTAGGTTCAAACATACAGACCTCGGGGGCCTCACTATGCCTAAGTTTAAGAGTCTCTAATCTATCACCATCAGCAGGTATAATATTAACACCACCGATTAATATAACAATAGTAATTAAAGAAAATAAGAGTTTGTTGCGCAACAATTTAGTTTGTTTTCGTCTTTTTTAAGTTTTCGTCTTTTTTACCTTTCTTTGCCGTAACTGTCTTCTTTTTTCCTGTTTTTGGCTTCTTTGCTTCTTCTTCCATTCGCGCAACATTTAGTTTTGCATCCAATCCATGTTTTACTTCCATTTTCTTGCCTATCTCTTTTGCATATTTGAAGAGTTTCTTCTCATTTGCCTGGATCTGCCTTACCATGAATGGCCTGTCTTCAACCAGTTTGTCGTTGTCTTCTTTCAAACCTTCCATATCGAAATTAAGTTTTGTAATTACGTTGGAAAGTAATTCTATTTCTTCGACTAACATGTCTAACTTATTTTCCATTTTTTCTCCAATTCCTTTATGCTTATCGGATATTTATTCCTTTGCGTTTCAAGCAATATGGAAATCATACAGTCTGCACAACATCCACCTCCAGCACCCACTGCTGTTTTTCTACAAAGTTTGCACGGAATGGATCTGTCTAAATTAGGCGAGCCTATGTCCATACGTTTATATTTGTGATTGACGTATATTAAGTATGTGGAATGATGAAAAATTAGCAGCCGATCACCACGCAGATTTGTTAAAAGTTAGAGCGAGAGTATCGAGCGAAAAATTACAAAGTGGTTTACCAGGTCAAATAGGTACCACAAAAGAAATGAAAGAATACAGGCTAAAAGTTTTAGATAGTCTTATCGAACAGGCTGAGTCAGAAATGGCTCAAAAACCTGCCAAACAGGGAGAGGTATATAGATGATGGGTTTATGTCATGTTTGCTTTGCAAGCAATGTAGAAATTCATTTTGATGATAAATCAAAACCAGAATGCGAGAGGTGTAGAAAATGAAAATTGATGTATCAGACAACGTAACATTGAGAATACCTAATACTGAAATATCAGGTCAGATAGCACCAATATACCTGATTGGCTTACCTGATGATATTCTAAAAATCAAGGCATTGTTAGAGGAGGTAAAAGGAAATTGAAAATGACAAGATGCTGGATATGCGAGGCAGAGATGCCACTTACAAAAAGCAAGACTTGTATCAACTGCTTTGCAAAAGACGTACAAGTGGGGTTGCCATCTAGATGATAAAATGTCCTGAGTGTGGTTTGCAAACGAATAAGACTCTACGTGGAGGCACATGGGGCATATGCGGAAATATAAAATGCACAGTAGACACTTGGGAATTAAATCCATCAGACGTAAAGCCATTGGAGGATAGAAATGCACATAGCAAATCATATAATAACTCAGGAAGAGGGTAGTAACCATGCCACATGGCTGGATACGTCCAAAACCGTGTTAGTCGGCATCAGCCGACCTTTTATTTGTAACTACTGTAAGGTGACTTTAAGGGGGACCAAGGAACTATGCGGTCCATGCAGGAATTTGTATGAAAGAAAGTTTATTCGTCGAGAGGATGACCGTTTTGTGAAAAGTACAGAATACCAAAGGTCAAGAACACTATCTGATGAATCAAAATCCTTTGGCCGTCTAAGTTCATTTTAACTCATTAGCGCATTTGTCGCACATTACACTTTCTTTATTGTTATTAGGCTCACCACAGTAACTGCACATACGTGTACCTAACTCGTTTACGTCTATACTACCGTCTCGCAGGCCTTGCATAATCAATTCTATCTCTGCTTTGTCAGCAGGGCACAGGTCGTCAAGTTGTCGTTTAAAATTATCATCTAATTCAACATGCCATGTTCCGTCAGGTTTCTTCGTGGCGGAGCCACGGAATTTTTTTGGTTCCATGATTATAATTCTCTATATTCATGTATACCCTTGAATTCACCACTGCGTATGAATCCAAAACCTACATGTTCCTTAGTACAATGTTCACAGTTTATATAACAGTCAAAGTCACCCTTTGGTATAGGCTTGTCTTCAACCAATACCAGGTTAACAGAACCAGCTCTGTCACTGGCAATAGACATTCTCTTGTCACATCCCTTACATTTTAATCCAGGGTTAAGCTTAATCAACATGCTTTAAATACGTTTGCGCATTATAATAGCTTTGCGGTTATCAAAAATCCATCGATTCTGATTTTTTAAGAACTTCTACCTTTCTATCATTTTCCATTATCTCTAGGAATACCTGTCTGCCGAACTCTGCACCATGCCAAAAACCGGCCTTGTGTACCTGTCTTAATAATTTTGGCAAGGCAGGCATGTCAGACATTGTCTCTATGATATCCTCATCTTCGTCAGATATTATCTTTATCACTGTGTCAAACGACAATACTTCCTTAGACTCACCGTCCATCTCTAACTCTTTTACTATGTCTTTCAAATCCATTGGCATGTTTATACTACAAGGTCAGAGTATATATAGATGGTATATATAGTATTATAAAACTAAAATCAGGGCACATATCGTCCGAAGGACGAATCTCTAAAAACATAACCATAAGCACGATCATTTACTAACACTATAGGGACACCTTTAACAGTAGTCAGGGAATCACCTTGTTCGTAAGGGGGGCGTGTGGGTAACTTGTTGTTGATTGCACAGTAATCCGTATACGTAGGAGTGTTCATCTCGATTACGTCAGGCAGTGAACGCATACTTGTGAAATATTTACCCATATTGTATTTTATGCTATATATATCTACTTTTTTCTTTTTATTGATATTTAACTTCACTTGACGTGATTGCATCCCCCTTTCGTAGGCATTTGTACACGGAGTACATATCTGGTGTGCAGACGGATATCCGCAAATTTGACAATCGTAATTCATGTTACCTACTGTAATATGGTTGATAGGCAATATAAATCAAGTGGTGCCCCGATTGTTAAAGGTAACCAACCACGGGACACCGGGAGTAATGAGGCTTCCGGCCTCAAAACGAAGTGTAGTCCTGCCAAGGACGTACGAACGCGTGGACCGTACAGTGTAACGAAATAGGACGAATGTTACAAATAACTTCTGACAGTTGTACGGTACACATGTATTATACGGCTAATGATAATATAAACCCTCCTGTATTTTTTCTCTCTCCTCTCTAAATTTTAACAAAGATTTATAATTCTCTTATAAACGTTTAAATTTCTAATATTTTCCATGTGCACTTGCGACACTATATAAACCTAACTGTATAGTGTGAAAATGTTCCTATTAGGGATTCGTGCCTACCGTGCCTCGCTACGCTAAAAAACGTAGGTATATATAGGGGGAGTACGTGGCAGGTAATATGGGGATAAATGCCTATATCATTAGGAACGAATGGTATCACACCACGTACAATAACACGAACAACACATCATGCTATGGGTATAGGTAATGCTAATAATAGAAACCCCCTGCCTACTAGGTATGTGGTAGGCATGTGGTAGGCATGACTAGGCATGGGCTAGGCATGAGGTAGGCGTGGTGTATATGGGGGTGTGTATGTGGGTGTGTATGTGGGTGTGGTGTATATAGGGGGGGTGTATATAGGAAGCCCTGCCCACAGGCGTGAGGTAGGCATGGCTAGTCACGAATCAGGCGTGGCATGTGCCTGAGCAATAAAAACCTATCTGCCCTATATGTTATACATACATATACTCATTATAACAATAACATTAGGGCGACCGATGGGTTTAAATACCGTAGGCACGAATGGTCAGCAGATTCGAACTGAATCGCAATCGAGCATTGTAATGGTAGCATGGTAGTAATACGTAGCGTGTTACAATGTAAAAGATAGATTGTAGGATAGAGAAGCACTCTATAAAAGAGATATATAATACAATGTATTAGTAGCTAGAGTACAGTATTGTGTATAAGGTATTAAAAAAGATAATAGATAGCTCCTTATGTTTTAACATATAGGGGATCGCTGGATTTAAATACCACAGGCACAAATGCTGACCAAATGCGAAAACAATCACTCGAATTGTGTGTATTAGATTACTACAATCGGGAAATGATTACTTTTGCTAGTAATTTAATGGGTAGTGACCACACCACTAACAATACCGAAAAACCAAAACAAGCAACTATAAAAAAGGATAGTAGCGTTGCTTCTACTTTTGAGGTCAAATCAACAATCGCTGACCTTAAAGAACAATGTGCTGGTGTATCAGTAACATTTAGACAGAAGGATAATGGTAACATATCTTTCTTAAAGGATAGTCGCCTCCCAGAAGCACTTTATAAACACGTTGCTTCCTATATCAGAGCAATTCCAAAACGTGGCTATTATATCAGATACGTTCGAAAAGAGAATGTTCCAGCATTTAAACAGATTCTCACAAAATCTGGCATAAATGTTACATATGTCGGGGAAGCTGTTACTCAATGAGTAACATTCCACCCTTTTGTAGTGGCATTCATTTGTGTCAAATCTGTGATAATAAATATAAATGTGAAGGTTGTGCCACATCACACACAACTGATGCTAATGGTGGTAGATGTAATGGGGAATACGAACAATTTTGCCCTAATCATACTGCTAGACAGTATATGAGAAAACACATAGAATTAGGGGATTTACCATGACCGACACACCTGAATGGACAGATAGATCCTTATCTACTATATTAAATCATTTGGCTAGTAAGATAGACAATTTGAATGATAGAGTAGAGGAATTAGAGAGTGCCGTGCCATGCCCACATAGAGATACAGTAGAGGATTGGCATTTTGATGGCGAGGAAGAAAATAGGGTAGATGTGTGTACTGCCTGTGGAGAGGTAGTATGAGTAACACCTGTATTTTCCTCTTTTGTGGGGATTGTAGCAAATATTTGAGCCCTAATAGTGTTAGGTTCTTTAAATGTAATAGTGTCCCCGTATGCCTAGAGTGTTTTTGTATTAAAAAATCAAATATACAATAACAATGGGCAGTCGCTGGGTTTAAATACCACAGTCACAAAATCAGCACGTTCTCGAAATCCACGACAGTTGTGTATATTAATTTATTACAACGTCGAGATGGATACTGACAACAGTAAGCCAATGGGTAGTGACCTAACCACTAACAATGCCGACATTCATTTTGAGAGTATTGAAAACGCACTTTTAGACGTTTATTCTCAAGATAATGAGATAGCCTTTGTAGACGCTGAGGAATATGTTAATGATAGTGAGGAGTATTTTGACTAATTCTCCTTTCTATCGTAGTGCCGATCGTTTATATAAGTTAAGACATGATAAGGGCTTAATATCATGGCAAAACACGGCTAATCCCGAACTAATTATAAATGAAAATCAGATGAGGGAATTGGATAATGAGTAAAACCCTACCAGCTACATTAGATGGTATTGAAGCAATAGATTGGGAACATGAACAAGAGTGCACTAATTGTTTTGTAGGTGTATGTGAGTGCTGTTCAGGACATAGATCATGCCAATGTGGGTGTGGTGGATCAATGAGGGATTTAGA